TCTTTTCCGACTATATGTATATTATAACAAAAAGTGAGAGTCATTGTCAAGTACTTTCTATATAAAGTTTTCTCTTCCGACCCAAAACATATTGTATAATTTACTCTCTAACTTGTATGCTTCTTTCTCCCATGGTTGTCTCGAATAAGGAGTTTTTCCATGGTATTTGCGTTTAAATCTCTGTAGTTTTGGAGATAATTCACCCTTGATAAACTGTTTTGCGTGGACTAATTCATGTGCAAGATTGAGCATCATTTGATTATGGGTAAATTTAATACCGTCTTCATCTAATCTATTGAGTATGATGTCTATTTGTCCTCTGTTACCTGAACAAGTTGCATACGAGTAGTCACCGTTTTCTATCTTATATGACGTAATAGACAACTCTAGGTCTACATTTCGTCTTAAGTTGGGGTGTAAGTGGTAAATGGTGTCTTGGATGTATCCGTAGATTTCCCTTTTTCTTGCAATTTGACCAATTATTCCGACATTGACCATAAAATTATTTACCTTTCTCATAACTATACATCTAGTATAACATAAGAAGGGGGTCTACGTCAAGGGGTTTTTAGGAAGTTTTCTATAAGAGTTGACCCATGTCCGTTCCTTGTGAAGGATGACTCAGGGTGTATTTGGAATGATTCTATGGGTAGTGTAGTGTGTCGAATTGCCATTACCAATCCATCTGACCATGCAGATACAACCAGTGGAGTTCCTTTTAAATCAGGATTGACCACATCATTGTGATATCTACCGACATTAAATGGGGTAGGAATTCCTGAAAAGAGTCCTTCTCCATCATGTTGACATTCTGTTTCAATTCCTCGTAATGGGACGACATTAGAATCTATCTTTGCACCAAAATAGGCTGCAATGCACTGGTGACCTAAACATACTCCTGATATCGGAATGTCCTGATGAAACTCATGGACAAACTTTTGATGTCTAAGTCCATGAATATCGTAAGTCCCATTGCCAGGCGTTAGGAAAAGGTGTGTTGGGTTTAGTTCTTTTGCATCTTCGATAGTGAGTTCATCATTTCTCGATGCCAATACTTCTGCACCTGCGTTGATGAAGAGTTGTGCAATGTTGTTAGTAAATGCATCTGAATTATCGAGTAATAATACTCTCTTATTCTGTTTCAATTTCATCGACAAATTCTACTTCATCCTCATCAATGTCTTCCCCACAAAAAGGGCAAAACTCTATGTCATATTGGTGTGAGTCCATCTCATGATGAATATCCAATTCACTCTTACAACTATTGCAATGTATTTTAAATATCTTTATCATGTACTTTTTCTCCTATTACTTCTTTCCATAAATTATCAAATGATTTCTTCTTACCATCCAGTGTTGCAAATGGCAACGGATGTTCTACATCTGATTGATGGAAATCCTGTCCTAGAATAAAAATTCGGACTTCGTGTTCTTTGGGGTCTAGGGTCTTCAACATATGTTGAATCCTCATATCTTGGACACCCTGTTGTGCATCATTAAAAATGTATGCGTGAATAATCATAACTTAACTGCGAGTAATATGAATATACCAAGTTGGACAATAACTATTAGGAACATAAGTCCTGCAAGTATAGTGTGATACCATATCCACCTAGTCTTATATGCATTTTCTATTGTTAAATCATCGGGGTCGGGAGTTCCAATTTCATGTTGTTTGAGATTAATCTCCTTGACAACCTTGTTTGCAATCTTCTGTTCGAGGTCTTTCTCTTCTTGACTACCCCATAACACTTGCCACCATCTGTTCATGCAATCATGTCCTTTAGGTTATCAAATCCACCAATCGACTCACCATCCACTTTTATTTGTGGAAAGGTTCTTGCAGTTGGAAACTTTTCCATTAAATCTTCTCTTGTAAAGTCCTCACCTAATTGTTTGTAAGTGTATTCAATTCCCTTATTTTCACATAATGTCTTTGCCATGTCGCAATAAGGACATTGTGTTTTTCCCCATATCTCAATCATAATTTAAATCCTGTAAACGAATCATCATCAACATCTTGTTTAATACCACCAATCACATATGATTCGATTTCTGTTTCTTGGGGTGCGTTCTGTAATCCTCTTGAGTTGAACCAATGTTCAGTCCATGGTAATGGATTGTTGGTTGAACTTCTGTCGTATATAGGGTTGAGTCCGATAGCTCTTAATCTTTTGTTTGCAGTGTACTCGACATAGTGTCCAAGTAACTGAGTAGATAGACCAATCATTGACCCGTGTTGGAATAAGAAGTCTGCCCAATCTTTCTCTTGGTTGACTGCATCTTCAAACATCTGATACACTTCAGGTTCACAATCCTTCATGACCTTGTTCATTGTTTTGTTGTTCTCGTGTTTCTGATAACACTTCAATATGTGTGTTGTGATTGCAAGATGTTGTGACTCATCTCTTGCAATTAGAGATATGATTTTTGCACTTCCTTCCATCATTTTCAATTCACCAAATCCGAATGAACAGGCGAATGAAACAAAGAATCTAATCCCTTCTAAGATGTTAACTGATATCAATGCAAGGTAAAGTGCCTTATATAAATCGTAATCATCTATTTTATGACCCATCAATTTACGTCTTCCGATATTGATAAACTCATCGTACTTTTGTGTCACCGTTTCTGCACGAGCAAGGATTGCTGGTTCTTCTAGGATAGTGTCGAACACATCACTAGGGTCACTATAGATATTCTTTATAATGTGAGTGTAACTTCGTGAATGTATGGTCTCCATGAAATCCCATGTAATGATACATGACTCTAATTCAGGAATACTTACGAATGGTAAGAATGCAATTGATGGAGCACGACCTTGAACACTATCTAGTAGTGTTTGATATCTTAGATTAGATGTGAAGATGTGTTTTTGTGCATCATTAAGTTGTTGATAATCACTTCTATCTTTCTGTAAGGACACCTCTTCAGGTCTCCAAAAGAATCCTAATTGTTTCTGAGTAAGTTTATCAAATACTGGGTATTTGAACTCATCAAATCTTTGAGTGTTTAGGGGTTCGCCAAAGAACATCTGTTCCTTAGTGAAATCTACTTTCTTTTTATTAAATACTGTCATCTAGTGTCTTCTTATCTCTGTCGGTTAACTCAAGTTCTTGTAGGTTCTTGTAGTTGTTTATATAATCTGATGGGTCGAACCAATCGTGGCCGCCACCACACCATTCATTCCAAAATTTCATTGCATCTTTAAAATAATCTTGTTGTTCATGTGAATATCTATCAAGTCTGCCATCATATGCAAATACATTATGAGGTCTTCCGTCTGACCTTTTTCTAGTCCATGGTTGATGGAACTTATCAAATGAATTTATCTGTCCACCATGATTGATGAAGTGTAAAAACATATGATATGAATGGTCACCTAGAAGAGTGTCTCTCCAGTGAACTGCATTCGGCCCTTGATAAAGTAAGAGGTCTCCTACTTCTAATGATATAGGTGTTCCTTTTCTATCCCTATGAGGAATGTTTTGCATCTCCTCAAAAAATATCTCTTGACCTTCACCTCTTGCATGATTGATATAGTTCTTATCTTTCTGAACCCATATCTTCCAAGGAGTGTTATCATCAGTTTTATACTTTAGACAAATGGTTGCACTAACTTCACATGAAGGTCGGTCACTATGTGCCTTGAGGTATGCACCTCTTTCGTATTTACGAGAATATGCATAAGTCTCTACGAGTTGCATATCAATAACTTTGTCTAGATTATCTCTTAACCATCTATGTAGGGAAACTGAAGGTGGAAAGGAATAACATCCTTGACTTTTTCTTAAGGATGATTTAGGTGAATCATGAATGATATCATCTTCCACTGCAAAGAATGTATCATTCCACTCAGGTCTATTTTCGATACATTTCCATGCATCCATGGTCATATCAATGATTTCTTTGGGAATGAAATTCCTTAAAACAACATAACCATTATCTTGGAAATCTTTTGTTAATCGATTAGTCCACCCTTTAGTTGAAATTTTACCGTCATTAGTCTTAACTTCGGCACCTTCAGGTTTATCATATAATTCGACTTTTACTTTCTTATCTTCATATTGCACAGGCATCGCAATCTTCCTCATCACTATCGGGTGAAGACATCATAGGTGGGATGTATTCATTCATTGCTGAATTCTCATCCTTAATTACGTCTTCTGTTTTCCCATCCATTGTATTTTGGTAGTATGATGTTTTCCATCCATACTTATATGTCTTCAACATATCTCCTGCAAGAACTGATACGGGGACTTCTCCATCCGTAAAATTCTCAGGGTTGTAAGACCAGTTACCGCTTATTGCTTGGTCAAAGAACTTCTGCATCACTGCAATAGTTTTTATGTAACCATCATTGTCTGGCATATCCCATAGTAAGGTATAAAAGTTCTTATACATTGAGTACTGAGGTACTACTTGTTTAAGTGTTCCCTTCTTACTCTTCTTGACACTAAGGTAATCTCTAGGTGGTTCAACACCATTTGTTGCGTTAGAAACGACACTAGAGGACTCTGACGGCATTTGTGCAGTAAGGGTAGAGTGTCTTAACCCATGAACCTTAATACACGTTCTTAATTTTTCCCAATCATGTTTCAATACATGAGGGGTAATACTATCGACATCTTTTTTGTAATGGTCAATAGGTAATGAACCCTCTGCATATTTTGTTCTGTCAAACCAATCGCAGGCACCCTTCTCGGATGCAATCTGATTGGATGAACATAGTAAATGATACTGGAATGACTCTGTAAGTTCATGCACTAATCGATGTGCTGCAGGGTCGTCATATTTAACTCTATTCTTTGCAAGGAAATGTGCAAGACCAATATAACCAATACCTAGTGACCTTCTTGCGAGGGTTGACCTCTTCGCAGCTTCTACAGGATACTCTTGGAAATCAATAAGTTCTTCGAGTCCTCTCACTGCAAGGTCACATAGGTTTGATAATTCATCCATCTTGATGATACCAACATTGATTGCACTTAAGATGCATAACGCTATCTCGCCATCTCCATCGATGTGCGTTAGTGGTGCAGTTGGTAGTGTAATTTCTTGACAAAGATTACTCATGTTCACCTTGTCTGTAAAACTACTATGAGAATTGCAATGGTCGATATTCATAATATAGATACGTCCTGTTTCAGCACGTTCTTTCAACATATCCGTAAACAATTCTCTTGCACTAACCTTGGTTTTTGGAATTGAGGTTGCACGTTCATACTTTTCGTATAGTTCGTCAAACTCAGGTGTTCCAAATGCATCATAAAGTTTAGGTACATTGTGAGGACTAAACAATGTTATGTCCTCGTTCTTTAAAAATCTTTCGTAAAATAGTTTAGATATCTGAATACTGTAATCCAGTTTTCTTACTCTGTTGTCTTCTGTTCCCTTATTGTTCTTGAGAACAAGGATGTCTTCGACCTCTTGATGCCAGATTGGAAAATGTACCGTGGCACTTCCACCCCGTACTCCGTTTTGTGTGCAACTTCTAACTGTTGCTTCAAACTTTTTAAGGAAAGGGATGACTCCTGTATGTTGGACTTCTCCACCTCGTATCTTAGAACCAAGTCCTCGTATTCTTCCTGCGTTAATTCCAATTCCAGCTCTTTGTGCAACATATCTTCCGATTGCCATGTCACTCGTAAAGATTGAATCGAGGGAATCATCGGCATCAACGAGTACGCACGATGCGAATTGTCGTAAGGGGGTTCTGACCCCTGCCATAATAGGTGTGGGTATACTGATTTTAAAAGTTGATATTGCATCGTAGTATCTTTTGACATAATCTAATCTCGTCTCTTGGTCATAATTGTGGAATAGAGTCATTGCGATTAACATATACATGAACTGAGGTGTCTCAAACACTTCATTAGTTGACCTGTCTTGGACTAGGTATTTGTCTACAATCTGTTGTAGACCTGCATATGTAAATGTTAAGTCTCTACTATGTTTAATGTATTTGTCGCATTCTCTTATCTCTTCTAGAGAATACATTTTAAGAATCTCAGGGTCGTATACACCTTTCGTGATATTCTTTTCAATGATTTCATTCAATGGTGGGTAAATGGTCGAGTCCTTCCACTTAGTGTTGAACACTTGTTTCTGAACTCCGAATAGTAACAGTCGGGCTGCAACATATTGGTAATTGGGTGCTTCTAATGAGATTAAATCTGATGCAGATTTAACTAAAATCTTTTGTATGTCTATTGTTGAGATACCTTCAGAAAACTGAAGACCACTGTTCATTTCTACTAGGGACTCTGATACACCTGTAATACCTTTACACGCCTTATGAACCATTTTATGAATTTTATCTAGGTCTATGGTAACCTTAGAACCATCTGACTTAACTACTAACATCGGGGAATTCATACCTTTTTATACTCCATAAATTTTGCTTTTGCACTGAGTCCACTATAGGAACAGTCCTCTATTATACTAACAATTTCTTGTTCTGTCAATCCGTTTAATACCATATCATTGACATCTTTCAATTCATTCACTCTTCGGTCACCCCAAATACAAACGGTAAATCCTAAGTTGATAACGTGTTCAATCTTCTTAAGTATTTCTGCGTTTCGTGGTTCATTATCATAGACTAATACAGCATTTTCTTTAATACTATCGTCTAGTTTTGTGAAGTCACTTCCTGCAACAGCAATTGCATTTGGTAGGAACATTGAATCTATTGGGCCTTCGGTCACATAGATACGTTTTGTTTTGTCCACTTTATGTAGGTTGTAAATTAACGGTTCATTGTCGTCAAATTTCATGGTCATATATCGCAATGGACTGTTGTTCATTGCACGACCACTCAAACCAATTAACTGATTGTTTACATTATAAAATGGTATTATTATTCTTGGGTCTGTTCCTAAGACTCTATCTTTATATTTTTCACACAACATTGATAAACTCTGAGGAGTTGAAGTGTACCATAAGTCTTTATAATGGACTTCAGGTATCTGTCTTTCCATCAGATAATCTCTAGCAACTGAGACCTCAGAACAAGGTTTCATTAGAAACTTAAGATTTTCAACGGTCATAATATCATTTTTATTTAGGGATTCTTGGGTTGGTCGGAACTTAAATGCGTTAGCACTTGGCATCTTTTTTCCCTTTGGTTTGAAACCTTTTTCGGTTAACCACTCTTTCATATACTCTTTATATATGACTGAGAAATGGTCTTTCAAGAAGTTGATAGATGAGGTAGATTTACCACAATTATGACACTTATAGACATACGATTGGTCTATCACAAAG